CACCAATAAGCGGCGTGCGCGTAACCGGCGCGCTCGGACACTGCGCGGCGCGATGCACCGATTTCGACGCGACGCTCCTCGAGTGCGTTCAGAAGGTCCTGCGCCGATGTAATTTCACGCGCCATCTGATTCCGTCTCCGTAACTTCTGCGCGCTGCGCCTCAGCGAGATCGACCTGCTTCTGCCGCACGGCGTATGCGAGCGCGGCGTAACCCGCGAGATCGACGAACGTGTCTTTGTTAAAGGAGCCCACAGCGTCGCGGCTGAGTTTCAGCAGCGCCATAATCGCCATCACCTCGTAGGGCTCGATGGCGCGTGTCAGCGCGCCCCGCGATCCGAGCCACGCCGTCCACAGTGAGGCGGCGGTCGCAGCCTGCACGAACGCGTCGCCGTGCTGATTGGCGCGGTCGTTCGAGATAAGATCACGCGCGAGATCGAGGACGCTCCGCGCGTCGTCGTACATTTCATTTCCCATATCGGATGCCTTTCTTTCCTTCAGCTTTAAGCGGGAAGCCCGCCGCCCAATCGGGCAAACGGCACATGACCGCAATCACATCACTCTCACTCGCCACGCCGATTGGCAGCTCGCAGATGATTTCGTCGTGTACAGAGAGGATCGGATTGAAGCCCTCCAAGTCGAGGTTCAGCAGCGCGTGCGTCATCAGATCACGGCAGAGCGCCTGCACGGCGTTCTCAGCAAGCTTCCCGCCCCACGTCGTCTCCCGGTTCCATTTCTTCGTCAGAGAATTCACCGCCATGTAAGACAGAGCGGCGCGCTGCCCGTAGGGGCCGACGACGCTCTCGACGGACGGCTCGGCGAAGTAGAGAACGCGGCCAGACGGCAAACGCATCTTGAGCCAGTCGTCCTCGCGCTTAAATGCGACGGCGCCGTAGCGCGTTGTTTTCTTGTTGGTGTCGACCGCTGCAACAGCAGCCTCTTCGAGGCCTCGCCACAGCGCCGGGATTAGCGGGTTGGTGCTGCGGTAGGTGTCGACGGCGCGCTTCGCGAGGTCGTCGTCGATGCTGACGCCTTGCAGCTCGCAGGTCTGGCGGAACTTCTTCGCGCCCATGCCGTAGCCGCAGCCGAGGATGACGGTCTTGCCTACGAACCGCTCGGTGCTGTCCGACTTGATGTTCTCCGGCTTCGTTTGAAAAATCTGCGCCGCCATCTCCTCGTAAACTTTGCCGCCACTGGCAAAAAGCTCAACAAGATCGTGCTGGCCCGCCAACCACGCGACGCCGCGCGCCTCGACGGCTGCGTAGTCGCACCAGATCAGCTCGTTGCCGAATTCTGCGCGGATCGCGCCGCGCAGCATCTGCGACAGAACAGAAAGCGGCGTGCCGTATTTATCGAGCCCGCCCCGCGCCATGTCGGCGAGAGCGCCGTCAAAATCCTTGATCACCTTGCGTGGCAGGTTTTGCAGCTGGATGCCAGAACCCGCGAACCGGCCAGTGCTCGCGCCGTGGTAAACGAGATTGCCGCGCGCCCGGCTGTCTGCGTCAGTGCGGAGCGCCATCGCCTCAAGCTTCTTGACCGATGCCTTCCCGCCATCGAGCCGCAGCTGCAAAGCGCGCCGGGCCTCTTCCGGTAGATCAGCGCGTTCGAGCAGCTTCTCGATGCTGCGCTTTGTCAGCTCGTTGTCGCCCTCCGCGAGAACGAGGAGGCCGAACTTTGCGCGCAGCCACTCACGCAGATCGCTGAGGTTCGAGACGCTGCTCACAAGGCCGCTCGTCGCTTTCCGCATCTGCACGTTGATGTCAATCTCGGCCTGCGCGGCGACCTGCTTCGCGAGCGCGACAAAATTGGTGTCGACCGGCACGCCTCTGTCGTTCATGTGCTCGGTCAGTATCCACACCTGCTGCTCGTCTTCCGTCATCGCGGGCAGCACCTTGTCGAGGAGCCGCTCGACGTCGACGTCGACCGCGCAATACTCGCCGAGGCGGCGCATGCGCGCATCATCCTCGAACCAATAGACGCCGTCGGGGTCTTCGCCTTGACGCGCCGGTCGCGGCTTGCACATCCGCATCATCAGCGCGTGACCGTCCTTGTCCTTCGTCACTGGCAGGCGCAGCGCCGTCGCGGCTCCATCCAACGAGCGCGGCAGCGCGCAGCGGGCGGCTCGCGCGGCGGTGCAATCCCACTTATGAAGCGGCGGCACCGGCCAGCTTGCGTCGCGCTCGGCGAGCGTATGCGTCAGCAGCAGCCGCTCGAAGCCTGCGTTGTGGGCGACGACGCGGTCGCAATAGCGCAGCGCGTTTTTTAAATCATCGATCAGCGGATCATCAACGCGCGCCCAAACTACCGGGCCGTCGTCGATGCACCATGCTGCGAGCAACACTTCTGTCGTGGGGTCCTTCGCGTAAACGTAGACGCCCGCCTTGCGCAGGTCGACGGTCGAACGCGTTTCGATGTCCCAGTAGAGTGTCGCCATGATGTCCTCAGAAAAAAGGTGGGGCGGCGGCAGGGAGAAATACCGCCGCCCCCGCGCTGTCGAAAGCCCACCAAACGACAGCGCGAACTCGTCCCTAATCGATCTCGATCTCGATCAGGTCCAATCGTCGGCGCCGAGCTCGTCGGCGTACTCGTCGAAGTCGTCCTTCGCGCGGGGCTTGCCCCCGAGCGACTCGTCATGCTTCAGGACCTGCACATTGTTCAGGCCGATGCTGACGCCCTTCGTCTTGTTGTCGTATGCAAACGCAGCAGCTGACACGCGCGCCCAGCGACCGGGGTAAACTTCAGCGGCGTCTGTCACGTCGTTCTTCGCTGCGTCGACGACGCCCGGCTTCGCCGAGCTGCTCATGTTGATGTAGTGCCAGCCCGCGAACTGCGCGTACTGATCCTTCTCTTCGCACTTGCGGATCACTTCATCCGGCCCGCGCATCTGCTTCGGCCACTTCGCCTTGTCGGCGCCCCACTTCTCGACCGCGGCGGCGGCGAGCGCCGCGCGGATCGGCTTCAGATCGGTCTCAGGCGGCAGCAACAGCGCGAGCGAATAACGCATCTCGCCGCGATCATTCGCCTGCGCGTTGAAAAGATGTGGGAACGATAAACGCCCCGGCCCAATTACGAGTCTCTGGCCCACGTTGGCCTCCTTGTTTGACGGTCAGTCGAAGTCTGCCGCTGCGCCGACGCGTGCTGCGGGGCGAGCATCTTCTTCCGGCACCAATACGACGCCGGATGATCCACGCACGACCAGATCGTCGATGACGTCGCGGTCGATGCCGTAGGATTTCAGGACGCGCTCGACTTGCGCCGGTGATTTCACCGAGCGCGTGACGAGATCGTCTTCGCGAACGCCGTGCGTCGAGACGAGCGTCTCGGTCGTGACGGCTTCGTCTTTCCATTTCCGATGGCCTACACGCTGCACCAGTTTGAAACCCGGCACGCGCCTGCCCTGCTCGATCTGCGCGCGCGCGTGATCGCGCACCGCCTTGATCCACAGGTCCATCAAATCCGCCGAGCGCAGCGCGCGCGTCAGCTCATTCCCCTCCAGCAGCTGCGGCGCGACGATGTCGCCGGTGCTGAAATCCATGCGCGCCTCTTCGAGCACCTTCTCACGCAGCGTCGGGCAGCTGGCGCGCGCAGCGCAAAAGCGGCACCAGTCGCCAGCCTTCACCGGCGGGTTAAATGTGTCGGCCAATTTCGCGGCGAATACCAAGTCCTCCGCGAGATCGAGCAGCTCGACGATGGCAACCTTGCGGCGCTTGATGCCGCCGAGTCGCGGCTGCACGACGATGATCTCGATGTCGGTCTGATCTTCTAATCCGCGCGGCGGCACGATGCCGTTGATCGACACGTTCCACCCCAGCGCTGCAAGAGCGCCGAGCGCGTAATATCCCAGCTGCGGATTAATCCGCCCGGCAGTGTCTACGGCCACTGCGACGCCGCTGCCGCACTTGAGATCGATCACGCGCAGCGCGCGCCGCGTCGAAATCACCGCGTCAGCCGTCCCAAAAAACTCGGGGTGCAAAGACGGCAGCGAGAACCGCTGCTCGATCATCGTGTTCGTGTTGTCGTCGTCGAGCGCGAGGATGTGCTCCTCGTCGCGCACGACGCGCGTGTAGGCGGAGACGACGTTGCGCTGGTCATCGTTTAATTTCCGAAACTCGTCCGCGAGCTGCTCGTTCTGGCTGTCGTGCTCGATCCACTTCATCAGGATGCGCGCGGCGATCTCGTGCAGCATGGTGCCTTCAAGCGCGTATTCGCTCTCCTGCCGCTCCGCGCCCTCCGACATGCGGACAGAGGCGGGGCATTTCATCCAGCGATAGGCGCTTGACGCGCCGAAACGTGAGTGAGCGGTCGGCTGCATTACTTCACCTGATCGAGATAAGCGCGAGCGGTCTTCGCGATCTGAGGCCACTGGTCTTCGTTGATTTCAGAGAGGCGTTCGCCGCCAAACGACGTGAGCATCTCGCGCGTGCCGACTGCCTTCTTCGGATGCTTCGCCGTGTAGCGGTTGAGCAACTCGTTCAACTCAGCGCGCGTGATTGCTTCGAGCTGATCGCGATACGGATCGTCGAAAGTTTGGTCGAGCGTCTTCACGACGTCTTCGACGATTGCGTTGACGTTGACGCGGTCTAGATCAATTTTGATTTCTCGCGGCGGCGCCTCCCAGCCGATGGCGTTTTGTAGCGTTTCAGACGCAGTCGCGTAGATCGAGACGGAGATCGACGCGTTCGGCATCGCTTTCGCCAGCATGGAAATGAGGTTTTCAAACTGGTCGCGCGCCGCGCGCGTGTTCGTCACGTCGAACTGTAGGTTCGCGCTATTCATTTCTCTTCTCCCTTTTCAATGATTTGCGAAACCATGCGAGCCTTGCGCGCGAGCGCCGCCTGCACCTGCTCGTCGATGGAGCCGCGCAGCGCGACGAAAGAGACGCGCACGTTGCGGCGTTGCCCCGCGCGGTAGGCGCGCGCGATCCCCTGCTCGTTCACGGCGGGCGTCCACGCCGCCTCCGCGAATATCACCCGGTCGGCGACTTGCAGATTGAGGCCGGTGCCCGCGGCGTAGAGCTGCCCGCAGAACACGCGCACCTTCTCGTCGCGTTGAAATGCGTGGATGGCTGCGCTGCGCTCACGCGGCGAGCAGCGGCCATCGAGGACGACGGCGTGGCCGACGCGCTCGGCAATGCCGCGCAGCACGTCGGGGTGCAGGCCGAACACAATGATCTTCCCCGCGCCGCCCGCGAGCTCGTCGCGAATGAGATCAGCGACCGGCTGGGTCTTCGCCAAACCGATGCGCCGCTGGAGCGTCGCCAGAGGCACGGCGAGCGCCGCCAGCTCGTCTGGGCTGCCTTCCCCCGCGAGCACGGCGCGCAGGGCCTGTAATGCCTCCTGCGCCTCGTCGTCGAGGGTGTCCATCGCAATGCTGTCGGCGTTCACGCGGATCGTGTCGACAATCAGCTCAGGCATGTCATCGATGACGTCGTGCTTCGTCAGCCGGTGGATGAACGGCGCCAGCTTCGCGCGCAGCTCGTCGAGGTTCTGACCGCCGACGATCTGCTCGCCAAATTGAGTGAAACGCAGAACGCAAAAACGATTGACCCAAGCGCGAAAGCGCAGCGGGAATTGTCCGTCGAAGTCGTCGATGATCGCCTCGGGAAAAAGGCGGCTGTAATGAGTCCAGAGATCGGCGGGTGAATTCATCACCGGCGTGCCGGTCAGCGCCCACACATGCTTTGCCTTGCGCCACAGCGCGCCGCGGGAGGCCAGCGTCGCGCCGTAAATCGCGCGCGTGCGCTTTGCGTCCTTGTTCTTCAGGTAGTGCGCCTCGTCGAGGACGAGCGAACCCCAGTTGCGCGCAAAGAGCTGCTTCCACAACGCCTGACCAGCGGCCATGTCATACGAGCACACGACGAGGTCGGCGGTGTCGTCGATCTCTGACGCGCCGCGCTCGATCACTTGCACGCGCAGCGTCGAATTCAAGCGGCGGGCCTCGTCGGCGATCTGGAGGCGCAGCGACGCCGGGCACAGGTAGAGCTGCGGGCCGTCGACCTGCATGCCCGCCGCAATGGCGGGGAATGTTTTGCCGGTGCCCGGCTCCCACGCAAGTAATGCGTGCCCAGTCAGCAATCTACGCTTTCCCTCTACTTGGTGCGGCCAGAGTATAGTGGTCACTTCGCGCCTGCTTGCTTTGTGAGTATCTTCACGACATCTCGGTGAATACGCACCGAGCGTCCGATTTTGACGTAAGGAATACGCTTCGCGCGGATCGCCCGCTCGATGGTCTTCTTCGCGACGCCGAGAAGCGCCGCCATTTCAGTGACTGTGAGGAAGGGTCTGTCGATCACGGTGGGCCGCAACATCTAGTAGGTTGAATGTATATGACCTACTAGATGTTGCGTGTGCGGCTTTCGTAAAGCCTAAGATGCGGCCCTTGGCCCGTTTTGAGTCAAAAGCCGCCGCTGCTGGAGGCGGGCGATCTCCGCCTCGATGCTCTTCACCGCGTGCGCGATGCCCGGGGGCAGCGCGCCGCTGTCGTATCTGGCGAGCAGCATGCGCCGCTCGGCGTGAAGGCCGCGCTCGCTGCGCACTGGGTAGGGTTGATCACTCACTGGCCCGCCCGCTTTTGATCGAGGGCGGAGCGGCCCGGCAGCGGATCGCCGAGCACGGTGATGTTCGGGTTCAGCACCGGCGGTAGCGTGCGCAGATATGCGTCGCGGCGTTCTAACGCCGTCTTACGCTCCGCGGAGCTGGCGCTGCGCACGAGGCCCGCCGACATTCGCTCGGGGACGCTAGGATCGTACCGGCGGGCGTTGCGCGCCCAATCGGACACGGTCGACACGCGTTTGATGCCAAGCCGCCGCGCGATCTCCATGTACGCAAGGCCCTCCCTCGCGAGGCGGATGGCCTCCTCACGTTTCTCGGCGCCGTATCGTATGAGCTCAGTCATGCGCTCCCCCTCGCTGGCATTGCCGACATTTCGGCCATCGCGCGGGAGGCGCGCAGGTTGGTGGCGAACGTCTCGATCAGGGCGGCAATCTCGTCGTCGATCCACTCGTTCGCATCTTTCGGCAAATTATCGGCGAGGAGCACGCCGAACCCGAGCGCAGTGC